AGACTACACAGTTTGAATGTAGCTAAGGTGTATTTCACCTTCCATCTAAAGCCAGTGTCACAGTACATGGATGATGGTACAGGTAAGAAGGTACTCATGACTGTAGGGTTCAGACCAGAGTGGGAGAAGGGAACCATGAGGAAGTTTTCTCAGCAGGTATTCCTATCTCGCTACATGAAGAAAGCAGACCCGGCGGCAGGTGTCGAGGGCGACAGAAACCTACAAGACGGTGAGTGGGTTGTAAGAGCCACTATCGAGGAGATGAAGGGTAACAACATAGAGAAGGTTGGTAGCACACACGATGTTCTTCGTGTAAAGAATGGCAACGTAGAGTGGTACGGTCTTCCTTTCATGGTAGAGTGATTAGGTTGATAATAGTAGAAACAGACTCTCTGAAGTGGCTTCTAAACCTAGCCCAGAGAAAACAAACTATTGACGGTAAAAGTATCTCACAGGTACATAGTGTTATCCTAAAAGCAAATAAGGGTAGGCTTTCCCTTCTTTCCCTAGTTAAAGACGGGCAGACATCTATCATGCGTTTGTCTATACCCTGTAGTGGTGAGGGAGAAGTGGTAATCACTGATATACATACCACTCTAGGTGTCTTGAAGTATCATGGTGGTGTTCTTAACATCGAACCAAAGAATGATAAAGTTACTTTCAAATCTACCAACAAACAGACTACACTATCAGCTAGTAAAGAAGCGAAGGCTTTCCCACATAACCCCAGTAGTATAGCACAATGGGAGGAGAAGTCTAGTGTTCTTGCTAATAAGATAAATGTAGATGAGCTAACCTACACCGCTAACGACGGTACTATGTTAGAGTGTAGTTGGGTTTTCTCAGACTTAAACACGACAACCCTGTATGAAGCCTTTAGATGTGACTCTATGAATGGGCAGAAGTTTAACCAGTATAGGATAGAGTACAACGAACCAAAACTTATGATAAGTGTAGGTCAAGAGCTTAAAGGTAAAACTAACTCCGAAATACCAGTGATTAGGACGGGTACTATAGAACCATTTACTGCTACTTATAACGGTGGGCTTGAGCATATCTTTGCTAACCTAACCCATGACATAACCATAGGTGTGTGGGACTTCACCCATGCTGGTATGGGCTACCCCATGATAATATCTCTGGGGGATGGTGACTACATCTTCCAAGCATCTAATTTATAAGCGTAATAGGGTAGTGATAAACATGAAAAGAAAGTTTCCGTGGATGACTTGTGAAATGTGTGGTGCTACCTTCTCATTTGTTTTCTATGACTCTGTAGAGGAAGGAGATATATGGGAGTGTGAAAACTGTAACCATATGAAGATGGATAGAAACGCCGTAGAGATGGTCTGATGATTATAGAGCGTGGTAGAGGCAGAGATATTATTGTCAGAGGCCGTAACAAAGATGGTTCAAGATACGAAAAAAGTATTACTGGTTACTGGCCTTACTGCTTCGTGAGAACAGATGAAGATAAATACCTAGATACAGTGGTAAAGAGAGAGAGGGGCTACGTCGGTCTGTACGGTGAGAAACTTACCAAGATAGTTTGCGCTAGTCCTTTCGACATCAAGAAAATATCCGACGAAAGGAACACATGGGAGGCAAATATACCATATACCAACCGTGTCCTATCGGACTACATAAATGATGGCAACGAACCTATAGAAAACTATAGGCATAGGACTTGGTACATGGATTGTGAGTGGTCGCCAACAACAAATAAACTTAGGGTAATAGTAGTATATGATAACTTTACTGATAAAGAATATGTTTGGTTTGTTAAGGCGTCGGCACAAGGTCTGAAAGAAGGTCAAGGCGAGCCACATCACAAGTACGGAGAGTACGAGTACGAAACACCGGCATTGGCTTTTGAGAACGAGAGGTCTATGCTCATACATTTTATCAAACACATGAGAAAACAAGACCCAGACATAATTACTGGGTGGTACGTGGTCGGTGCAGACATAAAGCAAATCATAGAGCGTTGCAGAGTGTGTGGTCTTCAAGAAAACCTACTATCACCTATGAGGCAACTGAGGTATGAGTACAAAGACTGGGCGCAACCCATAGTAGGTAGAAACTGTATAGATTTGATGCTCGCAGTTTCTAAATTATGGGAGCTAAAGAACGGTAAGTTGCCTTCTTACAAATTGGATGACGTGGCTTACGAAATATTAGGGGAAAAGAAAGTAGAGTTAGAGAAGGGCCACGATGAAACATGGTGGGATGACCCTGCTTTGTACGTTCATTATTGCAGACAAGACGTAAGATTACTACCTAAACTAGATGAGGCCGTAAACGCACTAGATTACTACACTTCCTTACAACATATTGTACAGTGTGACCTACGCTCTACGCCTTTCATCACAAAGATGTTTTCTCAACTGGTTCTAACAGACCCAGATTTTGACAGGAGAATACCTACTAGACCACAGTTTGCTAAAGTGGACTACGAAGGTGCTGATATTCTAGATGTAGAGCCGGGGGTGTATGATAACGTAGGAATCCTAGATATAAAAGCGATGTATCATAGTAATGCCTCTAAGTACAACATATCTTGGGACACACTGGACGTAGAGGGTGAAGATTGTGGCAACGGTACATGTTTCACACAGGACACAAAGGGTCTTCTAGTCAGACAGATGGATAAAATGACCCAGATGCGTAATGAATTTAAGATAAAAATGATGGTCAGTGATGGGCCAGAAAAAAGAAAGTGGGATTGTATGCAATTCGCCGCCAAAACCATAGTAGCATCAATGTATGGTGTGTGTGGTGACGCAAAGTATGGTATGTATCACCCAGATATAGCGGCGGCCATCACATACACATCTAGGCAGACTCTAGGTGAGCTGATGGTAGAGGCACAGAGGGTAGGATTCAACGTAATATACGGACATACCGACTCGGTGTTTTGTGAGATACCATACCCAGACGACGGTATCAAGGCTATGCCGATTATAAATGAGAGAATGGCTCCTATAGAGGTAGAATTTGAGAAGTGGTGCAGTCGTCTTATCATGGTAGCTAAGAACCGATACACAGGACGGGTGGCTTGGACTGATGGTGAATGGCATGAGCCGAACATTTACGTTAAAGGTATTGAGATGAAGCAATCTCGTATGCCACCTGTAATGAAAAAGGCTATGGAAAACACGATATCTGGTATTCTAAAAGAGGAAACAGAGGAGGCCGTCACAGAGCGTAATTTATCACTAATTACTAGCATAATGGGGGGTAAAATAGACTTAAAAGAATTATGTATGAAGGGTAAGATTGAACGTGACTTATCTAAGTACAAAGTGTTGTCTGGCTCCTCCGCAGGGGCGGCGTGGGCTAACGAATTCTTAGGTAAAGGTTATCGTGCCGGTTCTTTCTTCCTAGTAACATTGAATAAAGACGGTAAGTATATTGCATTTGATGACCCTTCGGACATAGAAGGCATAACAGAGATAGGCTCAAAGGAAATGACTGATAGATTTATCATAAAGAAAATACTACCTTACTACGAATTAGCTAAGTGGGATTCTCAACCTTTAGTAAATGCTAAGAATGGGTTGTCAAATATACAGTGGATATAGAATTGTTTATAACCGTGATTAGGGGTGAGAAATATATGAGTCAGAAGGCAACTAAAGATGATGTTAAGGCGTTAGCTACTGAGGTAACTAGAATACTACAATTGATGGGGGGCGACCTAATGAGATTACAGACTTTAGTTTATACCCATTTGGAAGAAGAAGGAAAGATAGAGAGAATAATATGTGCTAACTGTAAAGAGGACCTACTAAGACCCGACATGAAGGGTATAGAAAAGAGTGATATGTGTCCTCATTGTGGTGAGAATATATTCGGAACAGAACAAACCACATTTGAGAATTGGGATGATGGTATTTCTGGGGAAGAAGAATGAATGACATCTGTTGGTGGTGTGGTGGCAAACTGATTTGGCAAAGTGACTTCACTAAGGAAGAAGTATTCGGTGAAGGTGAAGGTATGGTGACATACCTTACATGCTCCGGGTGTGATGCAGAGGTAGAGTACACTACAGGGACTAAGGAGTGAGAATATGAGAGCGACACCAGAGCAGATTTCTTTATCGTCCTACAACCCCATAGGTGCGGAAGTATATAGGATTAGTAAGTCATCTTTGATGGGTTACATAATGTGTCCCAGACAGTTTTACTGGCGTTACATCGCTGATATACCAAGACCACCTGCTACAGAGCAGATGATACGTGGTACTCAGATACACAACGTCATGGAAGCCGGTTTGTTACAAGGACCAGACCAAATAATACCTACCGCTATAGAGCAGGGAGTAGAGGAAGACGAGGGTGTTGATTCTCTCAACCTAATGTTACACCAAATAGCCTACGATATAGGTGGTTTTGACGTAGTAGAGGCAGAAGTAAAGCACGAAGTATATGAAGAATTCAATGGTCATCCTATAATTTGGGTAGGTCTTATTGATGGTGTACTCAGACACCCAGAAACAGGGGGTCTTGTGTTGGTAGAGCTAAAAACTGGTAACATGGGTACTTCTAAACTATCCAGAACAAGAAAGGAATTGGTATATTACAGTAGATTATTGGGTATGTTGGGTTATGATGAGGTAACACATTTCCTATACGTCTGCCCGGACTATGAGATACCAGAGGACGGTGGAGATAAGCTACTAAATGAGGGTAACAAGAGGGGTAAGACCATGTGGTTAGGGGCAGAACGTGGGTTTGCTTTGTTGGAACCGTTTTCCAAGCGTTCCTATAATGCCTTTGAGGAATCATTATATGACACTATTGAGTCTTTGACTTCCCACCAGTGGCCTATGAAATGGAACGACTATTTCTGCCCTATGTGGTGTGATTTCTCACTTAACTGTGAGGCTGAATTGAACGGAATTACGGAGTGGGGATTATGAGTAGAGCAGGTGCGTCTAAAGTGTTTGTGACATGTATTGCTTGTGGCTCTAGTGACCGATGGGAAGGCTCAGAGGAAGTGTGGCGTGTGAATGGACAAGAAGGTTCTTTACCAGAAAAACTAATTGTATGGGCCTGTGAATGTGGAAGTCAGCAGACGGAGTGATATTATGCCTCTGACTTTCCCAAGAGAGATAGGTCTTCGACGCACTCTATGTGAAAGTAGAAATGACTTCGATACTTATATCACAAAAGTAAATGGTAAGGCGTCTTGCTACACATCTCTATACTCCTTTGAGAGAAGGGATGAAAGAAGGTCTTGGAAGATGGACGTAGAATCTGTAGTGATGGATAGGGCTTGGTGGGACTTTGATATGTTAGAGGATGGCACACTTGAAGATGTAAAAAAGGACGTGGCCTCCTTAGTTTCCAAGCTGACTGGTGATGTGAGAACAGTCTTCACTGGTCGTGGTTTCCATGTGCATCAATTCTTTGACACTCCATTGAAAGGAACTATGATATCAAGACACCTAGACAGATACCAAAGAAACATGGCTAGTGGTCTTAAGACACTAGATGGTGTTGGGTTCCCACAAAAACTAACTAGAGTGCCAGACACATACAACCCGGCTAGAGGTAGATGGTCTGTAAATATAGACACTACCGAGTTTATGCGTGACCCTTTGGGTTATAACATACCAGAGAGGCCAGAGCAATCGCTATCACACCTAGACCCGTTCAGAGGAGAAGCACCCAAGCGTGGTTTCAATATACGAAAGTGGATAGCAGACAACC